TGCTCAATATGATACAGGCTCTGCTCTTGCTCAGGTTGTTGGAGACTCTGATGGAAAGGTTCACACATTCAATTCAGGACTTTCAGATAACGGAATTGAGATTCATTACCAGCTCGAAACTCAATGGACTAATATTCTCGGCCTCCGAAGTGAAACAAAAGTAATCAATAAAATTGCAGGAGTTCATGAAAATGCTGCAGGCGGAAAAGTGGGCTTCAGAAAAGATAAAGACAATATCTCAGAAATAAAGGCTCTTGGATCACTCAAAGAGCCCGAGACGATGTTCAATAATATAAGAGATATGAAAGGGAAACGATTTAAAATGAATCTCTCAGGATCTTCAAAAGGAACACCGTTCACATTTCAAGGATTCGAAATACTAGAATATAAAAACGAGGGAATTATAGAATAAATAACAGGCTGGTCAGAATGGTTCTGATCAGCCTGTTTTTTGTTGGGAATCCATTCCCAGTGCATCAGCTCCGCTGATGAGATTTTGATCACCTCCTTAAGAAGCGATGGAGAGTGGGAGACGCTGATTGTGGTCGATCAGCTGCTCGCAGTAGTTTCGGACGAGGGGGCACTGTCGCAGGAAGATGGAGGCGTTTGACCGATGCCGCCTCCACCAGTTTGTGCCGACGCTTTCCGCATCGGTGAAGCCCTGTTCAGTGGCTATGCGGACAAGAAGGGACTTGACCGTCACGCCCTCGGAGAGTGCCGCATTCTGGACACTGTCGTTCATGGACGACCTCCTGGAAGAGTGGCAGTTGGTGTTGATCCGCTTCAGCGACAGTGAAGCTGTGGATCGTGTAGATGGGTACGTGTCGCTCGTAGTTGTCGCACAATGCGTCGACATCGCTTAGCGTGGGCTCACGCCCGAGACGCTGGCTTGTGCCGTACCGATTTAGATCGGACAGCACGTTGCGAACGTGGCTTCTCAGAGTCATACGTCCTCCGTTGACGAGGGGCTTCGCATCGTGCCTTAAGACAAAGGCTCGTCGATGCTCTGAAACTGTATTTCATGGATTCCTTTCGGAACGAGTTCTACTATAATAGTATCACTTTTGCTGAGCTTGGTCTGGTGGATATGCACAGATTCTCACTTTCTTCTTTTCGTGATATCTGATCACTTCTCCAATTTGTACAGGCTTATAATCCCATATATCAGGAGCTATATCGTAATAATAGTGCCTATCATAGATAGATGAATCTTTAGTGAAATCCTCCATCCTGTGATTATTTCCATGAAAGTGCCCATGGATATTCATAGTGGGCTGAAAATGTGGAGCAAAATCTGCATCTTTTTTCACAGGAATGTGACTAAAGATAATCTGCTGGCCGAAGTACCGTCCCCAAAACATTTCACACACAAAGTCCCATCCATGATCTAAATACCAATTGTCACTTTTATTATCATGATTTCCCTTTACTAAGATCTTTTTGATGCTGGGTGAAAGTAAAAGATGGGTGAAGCAGTTATTCCACTTTTCATCATCTCCAATGCAAATATCGCCAAGATGAATAAGTGTATCTCCTGGCTGCACTAATTTCTGGAGATTTTCAAAAATGAGATCTGAGAAATGTTCTGGCCTCCCATGATTAAGAAGCATCTTATGCCCGAAATGTGTATCTGTTATAAGCCAAGTTTTTCTCATCTTTTTAATGTGGGTGAATAATAAACGTTCTTAGTTCGCCCCCTCTGCTTTTGAGAGAGACTGATATCGTGCTCGAGGCGACTGTAATGATGGCCATAGCAATATGTTCTTTCGAACATTGCATTTCGAGGGCATCCTGTATGAGCACATTTCTTTTTTTCTATTCCTGGTGTTTTCATTATATTTTTATTATTTGAAAAGCTATCTCCTCCGCCCTCTCTACTGTTATTGATTTACGTTCTAGCTTCGCTTCTTCTGCCAGCCATCGATCGATATTTATTATGGTAATCACTTTCGGGAATCGAACAGCCACGAAACTCACCCCCCCTCTCGCTCCAAGAAAATCCACAGGCTTTCTTTCATATCCAGTATCAGGAAATTTATAAATGAATGCAGCTCCGTTTTGAAATGAGATAAGATCGGGAAGCTGATGTTCTTCAAAACAATCGTAAGGCATCGATGTTTTACCTCTACTGTGTTTGAGCTCGACTTTCACATTCTGCTCATATTTTTCCATGAAATATCTGATCCATGCAGATATTTTTGAATGTTGTGTGGCCTCACTCTTTTTCATAAATCGCTTCATTAAAATCTTTCCCACTCATGATTGTGTTAAACCATTTCTCATCAATGCTATTATCCCCCATTGTCTTTAAGTGAATATATATATTTTTCTTCACTTTATCGTACCGCTGAATTCTTCCCTTGCCTTGAATGTAATCAAGATTCCTATTTGTTAGAGATGCAAATATCATCACAGGGCAGGATTTCGCTTCCCATTCACTACTAACGCTCGCCTGGGCTACTATATAAGCACTTTCTAATGCCTCCATCTGTGTCTCAATAACTTTTCTGTCTTTTGTTCGAGAGTCCAAAATAAATACTTTCTTTCCCTCTTTTTCTAAAGCCTTGGCGATCATATCCACCTGAGCTGTATAGCTGGCAAAAATTACCATCTTCTTGAATTCGATTGCTCTCTCTATAATGTAATCGAGTTTTTCATTCGGAAAATAAGTTACTGTCCTTTCAACCTTTCCTGTTTTTTCATTAAAGATATCTCGATAAAGAATTCCATTTTCTATTTGATGTTGTTTTGATCGAAGTGATGTATCTCCTGAAAATAAAGAGGGGAGATCCTTTAGAGCCTTTTTTTGTGCTGCAGTGAGTTCAAATTCTTTATCCATAAAGACCTGATCGGGAACATCTCGGATGTCTTTTAAACTGAGAACTTTCCCGATCTTTTGAGTGGCTTTTGCCAGACGCTCCATCGATGCCTCATCTCGTTTCTGAGCATAGATCTGCTGACCATATCCCCGATCCATCGGAAGCACAAAATAGAATGTCTCTCTAAACTTGTAGAAATCCCATTTATAGCCGAGTATTTGAGCAGCTGCCCAAACACTCATAGGCGTCTTATTAGGGGTCGCTGTGGCCAGAATTACTCGTTTTGGCTTATATTTCTTGATATACCACTGTACAGCTTCGTATAATTGAGAGGCTTTCGGGATCTTCACCTTATTCCGCTGTCTTGTGTACGGTGTAACGCCTAAAAAGTAATGAGCCTCCTCGAGAATAAGAACATCGTATTTCGGCAGGCTCTGATGATCTCGGCGAAATGTTTCCTTACTCATAACTACAGGAGTTTTCATTTTCAAAACTTCAGCCTCATATTGCCACTGTTTTTTTTGTACGGTTGTTTTTGGAGCTAAGACTAAAATACTTCCCTCGTATTCCTGCACAGCGTAGAGACACGTTCGAGTTTTTGTGCAACCAGTACCAAACCAGCATCCCTCATAATCTCGGGCTGTATCTTTAAAGGCTTGTTGATGTGGAGCTATAGTACTCATTGAAATATTAAAGGTTGTTTTTTCTTTATACATTTTTTCATTGTCTCGACTAACTCTAATGCATTTGCTCTATCGTGATCATGTTCCCATGGTGTAACAATTCTTTCGATAATCGGATAAATCAGTTTTAATTTTGCTGGCCCGATCTGGCCGTCACAATCAGAATGATTCAGAAAATGTTTTATATCATTCTTTACCGGCTTCCATGGAAGAAACGGTTCACCAAATCCCCACATTTTTTTTAGTTCGATCCCCTCCGCTTCAGCGAGTCTCTCTCTAAATCTCATAAATCCCGAGTAGCTCCACTGAGCCGAGCTGTGTCTGAAATTTAATCCCATTATAGTTGTCTTAATCTTACTAATACATCATAGGAATTATGCTTATCCCATTCGGGAGCTCTTTCCAATGTGGTTGCAAAATGAGTTTCATTCCAAAGCTTATTCGGTATATGATACGTGATCTGCTTACCTGGCTCGATCCCAATTCCTAAAATAAACCAATCAGGAATAAATGTTCCATCTGAATGAAGTTTCGATCTCCACACTTCATATCTCATTGTGTTTCGAGTCATGCGTTCATTGTTTCGAAGAGATCTACACAGAGAGATGTAAAGAATCATCCTGTGATCATATAATTCATCCATTGTGTGATATCCATCAGAAACAGTCATATCCTCATCACCCACAAAAACAGATTCAGAATCAGCAACTGTCATAGCTCTTTTTGCGAGATTGTCTTTATATTTAGTAACAATTATCTTTTTCATAGATGTAGTACTTCGGGATTAATTCGAATCCCTCCTTGTGCACGTTCAATAAGCCCAAGTGCAGAAAGTTGAGAAAGAGAGTTATTAAATCCACCAGATCCTGGAGAGTAGTTTGTAGCTTCAGCAATAGTTTCTTTTGAAACAACTCCATCGGGATTTGATGGTAAAACATTTTCAAGCATGAACGTCCAAATAGCTCGAGGACATGCCCCGAATTTTGGAAGCCATTTTTCAAGAGAGAGATCTACTTGTTCATACAACTCAGGGCCAAGAGTGCCACCGATAAAAGAAAGATTCCCTGCATCACGCTTAATGATCCCAGCTGCAGAAAGCTCGGAAATAGAATTATTAAAACCGCCAGACCCTTGAGAATATCCAGTTGCCACTGCAACTTGAGTTTTTGTTCTTGATTCTCTAGCATTATATAAATATGACGCTATGAGTTTAGAGCACTTTCCGAATTTTTGTTCTCCAGTATATTCAGTTTTAAATCCATTCTGAAGTATCTCAGCATGAAGTCTATCTCCTCGGACATCTTCAACTTTTGGAATTTCACGTTTCTTAATAACAGGAATATGAAAGTTCCCATCCAATCGATCAGGAGCGTCTTTTAGTTCGCTTGAAAAATTTGCTGTAATAAACATGTTTCGAGCTTTTTCAATAAATGAAGTGAGCTTCTGAACGTGATTCATCCAGCCTTTCAATACAGTCTCCCATTGTTTATCTCTTTTTTGTAGAGCCTGACTTATCTGTTTTTCTGTGTCTTTAGGATCTGTAGTCTGAATGAGTGGATGTGATCGCATCTCTCGATTCTCAATCTCAAGATTTGTAATCTTATTTTTCAAACTCTGAATGAGATCCTCTTCATTCTTCATTTCCTGTGGAAGATCTGCCAATTTTGCTAGAGCTTTTTTTACTTTATCTGAGGCTGGTGCAACCTTACCCACAGTCTTTTGATCGCTCCCATGAGTTGTGAGCACTTCACCAATTCGAGCCTTAATAATATCTTTTGAGATTGCAGGGCCAAAAGCAAAAAATTCTCCTGGGTCTAATTTTCGAAGCGAGATCATCTCCTCTTTATTAAAGCCTAATTCATCGGCTGCTCTCTTCATGTCATTCATAAGAGAGGTATATCCAATGAGTTTATTTTTACATGCAGCAACCACATTTTTTGAAAGTGTAGCAATTCGCTGAGTTGCAAAGATAACTCCAATCTGTCGCTTACGTCCTTTCGATGCAAGAAGATGAAGAGCTCGACCTGACTCTGTTCGATCGCCCTCGGGTGCATATTCATGAGCCTCATCAATTACCAAGAGAACAGGATTCCAAAGTTTTTTTGGAGCGTTAATCATTGCATTCACAAAGTTCTTCACGAAGAGAGCTCGATCCCATGGAGTGAGTTCATATAGATCTATAATAGCTGAAACGCCCTCTTCCCACAGGCGAAGAGCCATAAGATGTGCAGTCTTAGGATCTGCAGCAATTTCATATCCTTTACCAATAAGAATGTAATCATATTTTTCTCGAAGCGTTGCAAACTCTCCCTCTGTGTCTAATATGATATGTGGAATCTTTCCGAAAGACTGTTCAAGAATTCGGCGAATTGCCCAGCTTTTACCGCCCCCTGTTGAAGCCTGGAGTAATGACATTTGAGAACGGAACTTCAAAAGATCCATCGATGTCTCGTTATTTAGTTTTATTATGTCTTTTTTCATATAACAAGTGGAACTAATTCAGCTAATTCAGGAACTCTCCATGCATTCACTAAAACTCCAGCACGTTCTGTCTTTAGCATGATCTTTACGACATTTTTTATCGGCATTTCAATTCCAACATATCGACTCGGCATCGGCACTTCTCTTCCAAAATCATCAAAGCCTAACCATGTAGGATCATATGCATTCTCTCCATCAGTAAGCCAGGCGTGAGCCATCCATTCTTTAGTAATAGGATTTGTAGCATATCCCTCTACATATTTATATTTCTTATTATAAAGAGCGACTAAAGCACAGTTATCAAAACAATGGCAAACTGGCCCTCGTCGAATATCTTTAGGCAAAACTCGAGGAGAATATTCTTTCCCATTTTTCAAAACATAATCCTGTATTTCTTTTTCATTTTTAAGATTCATTTTTTTCAAATTCTTCCCAGATCTTTTTTAATGTCATAAAACTTATCATCATCATTTTATCTTTCTCCATTTTAGAAAAGAGATTAATGAAAACAGTTTTCACTCCTCTTTGATATCCAAGCTTTTCAGCTTTATCTAATGCTTCAAGAAATTCTTCGTTTGGTATATTCATATATCTAATTTCTTTTGGATATCGTATTGGCCAATAAAATTATGTCCTACTGCCACCCATACACCACATGAACAATTCCAGGGATTCATGATGCTGTTATTTCCTGAGAGCTCTTCTTTACAGATAGGGCAATGAGGACAGAGTTTCTTTATTCTTTTATACTCTGGTCTTATCATGTTGTTCTTTAAGATCAAGATCTAAACCGTAAACCCATCTATACATTTTAAGTTCAGCCATATCTTTATTTAATCTCTCAAATTTAATAGCCTCTCCGATTATATGGATTAAAAGGAAATAAGATGGAGTGAAACAAAGTAAATGCCAAGGCTGGCCAATTTGAAGTTTTGCAGAGAGCCCAAGTCCTATAGCTAAAACTAAATAGATAACTATCTTTAGCCAGAAATCCCACCGTTTTTTATTCTTATGTTTACGCATTTTTTTTAATTATTTTGCTAATCCAGAGCCAGAGTAATCTGGCACTGAATAGAAAAGTAATTACTTCTTTCCTTTCTTTACTGTTTTCTTAGCAACAGTCTTTTTTGCTGTAGCCTTTTTTGGAGCTGCCTTTTTTGATTTTGATGGCATTTGTTTTGAACAATTACGCTTGATAAAACGACCTTTATGCAGAGAGAGGATTCAACTCATACCAATCATCAGCCAACACGTCACCATTTGATGGCGACCATGTACCGATGCTGTGATCAGCATTCACCACATCAATGTGTGGACGATATGTGATCTCAGTGCCCTCTGGATAGAACTGATTTAATGGAGGGCGATTCACCATGAATTGTGATCCCTGGACTAAGAACACACAGAGAGCATTTTTCCATGATACTCGGCCAACTCGCTTGCCCTCTTTAATGAGTCTTAGTGCCTCATCAAACCCGAATGTTTTTTGATCTTCTGCCATACGCCTTAAAACTTAAAACCGAATTTATAATTTAGAAATCCTCTTCTTCTTCATCATCCTCATCTGAGTCAGCTTCTTCAGCTGCTTCAGATTGTCGTGAAGCGTAGAATTCCTTTTCTGCAGTAACTGCAGCTTTTACTTCTTGAACATGCTTAACAGCTTCTTGGATCTCTTTTGTATTAAGAGTTCGCTTCATTTCAAATGTCATTTGATTCCATTTGATCTTTCCTTTCTGTTTAGCTTCAGAACTAAAAGCTGTGAGAACTGCTGGAGGAACTAATCCCTTTTTTTGAAGATCTCGAGTGTATGTCATATATGCATACATCGATGTTCCTCGGAGATTAAGTTGAAAAACTTTTTCTTTATAGAGAACGTAAAGGATTCGATTATCTTCAAGTTTACTCTTCACTTTTCCATCTTCACCAATAAACTTGAATTTCTTGAGAGCCTTTAATTCTTTTGGAGTACCTCGAGCCACTTCTTTTTTATCTTTAAAGAGTGGAATGATTTGATCATCTGAATCATAAACAGATGAAGAGGTATATTCTTCGTTTTCTTGATCATAGTAACGAAGTTGTTTTCGCTGAAAGAGAATCACTCCCTCGATACTTGTTCCAATTTCGTTTTTCTCCCAGATCTTTTTTCCCTCTTCGTTTTCTTCTTCACCCTCTTCTTCAGTGAAGAATGTTCCAGCCTCTGTGATTACTTTCATTTTCTTTCCCTCTCCCTCTGTTACATCCTGAGATGCAAGAGCGAGACGTGGAAGAATTGTTCTGTTGAATGTCGCTTCTGTAGGGTAATCTGCCTTGAGTGCTGCTAGTGCTTCCTGATCAACCTTACTCATCAATCCTGTTTCTTTTTTTGCTTCTTTTGCCATAAAATATTATCTAATTATTTATCTTATATATTATCTTTTTAATTATCTTCAGCTCGACCTTTTCAGCATGAAATGCACTGAAGATAGAGAGACTCGTTTGACCGTTTAAGCAATTAAATCATTGCTACCGCCTCTCTATCTTCAAAGCGTTTCCTGATGTTTATTCTACTACTTGCGATAAATTATGCAACTGTGGATAACTTACGGTAAAATATAAGGAGGGTGATTTTTAGCGTACTCCTCCATCTCTTTCCAAGTCTTATTTATTCGAGCTCCAAACTCTCGAATGTCTTTCATTGTTCTTTTTGTTTTGAAGTGTTTTATATTCTTCTGAATCGGCTTCACAAATGAAATAGTGAAATCTCCATTCTGTTGAGTGGGCATCCAGTGAATGCAGCATTCAACTTCTTCAGGCCGAATTTTTCGAGCAATCCAATTCATAAGAAGATACATTGTAATCTGACCATGCTCATCAGCTTTTTTCTGTGACCATTGATTCGGCCCTGTCTTTCCTGTTTTATATTCTTCGAGTTTTCTGAATGTTTTATCACAGAAAGAATCGGCGAAGCCTACTAATTCGATCTTGCCAAATTTCACTGAAAACTCATGCTCCATTTTTGACTGGCGAGTAATCATGGGAAGATAACTCGGATCTGTTTCGAGCTTCTTTCCGATCTTCGAGCCGAATGCCATCTCAACAGTTTTCACTGCAAGGGGGCAAATGTTTTTACCATCCTTAAAAATGACACACTTCTCTCGAGTACAATCTCCATGGAGACAATATTTTTCCCACCACTGCTCTTTATCCCAATCGAAAGAGCTCATTGCTGACCAGGAGAATTTTCTCTTCTTATTGAATTTTGGCTTAATCTCTTTCATCTCTATAAGCAAAACCTGATTCTTTTAAAACACTCGCCTCGGCATCTGATAGGTACAAAACAGGTAAACCAATATCATCATCTTTACCTTTTTCACTTCGATCGATGCGAGGGCAAAGTGTCCAGATAAAGTTATATATTTCTCCTGGCATCGGCTCTCTTAAATCTTCAACTCTTACTAAAAGATATTGACGAGGGGTAAAACTAAATACAGCTCTTACATCACGATTGTCGATTGATAGTCTCATGTTTTTATAATTGCTGATTACGAAATTCAGCATCTTTAATAATTACTTTCGGATGCATCTTGAGAGCTTGTTCATTAAAGCCCACGAGATACAATCCCTCGAGCGATCGAACTCGAGAGAGGGCAACGTAGCCCTGCCCGAATTCAAATGCTTTTGATAAATCCATCATTGCTGCATCCAAGCTCATGCCTTGAGATTTGTGAACTGTGATAGCCCAAGCCAAGCGGAGAGGGATTTGTGTGATCGATGCAAGAACTTTATTTTTTTCCTTAATTTCCCACGTTGCAGGTTCAACAAGAATTTCCTTTCCATCTTTTGTCTCTACAACTGGCCGACCGTTTTCAAATCCCACAACTGTTCCAATCGTTCCATTCACATAGATAGTCTCATCATCAATAAACTTATTCCGAGTAAACATTACGAGAGCCCCCTTTTTTAGTTTGAGAATTTCTGGAGAGATACAACTTCGCTTCAGAGCTTCGATCAATGCTGGAATACCAGTGCCGATCATTTCAAACTCATGCTGTTCAGCTTTAATTTTGGAAAGTTCAAAGGCATTAATAGCATCTACATCTTTATTGTGTGTATAAAGTTTTGTAATCTGCTCGCCCTCTTTCGGCCGTCGTACATGTTTATTCAACACAGAGATATGCTTCTCTGTGAGAGTGCTCTGGCGCAGAGCTGTGAGAATTTCAAGAAAAAGAGGGTCACTCTGTCGATGCTGTTCTGTGAGATAACAAATAACAGGCTTGGCTGATTCCCAGGCTTTAGCTTCAAAAGCAAATGAAGAGGGCTTCTTTTTTTCTTTTGATACAGGCGGAAGCTGATAAAAATCTCCCACAAAAATCACCTGAAGCCCTCCGAATGGCGTTCCATCCCAAACGGTATTATTCGCCACTGAGAGAATGCGATCTACATCCTCGATCATTTGAGCGTTGAGCATGGAGATCTCATCGATAATAAGAACTCGAGCTCCAGCCAGCTTCTTGATTACCCATGGCTTACTTAAAATCTGTTCGATCTCTTCATCAGTAATATGTGATTTTGTTCCAATCCCACACCATGAGTGAATGGTGCTTCCATTAATATGAGTTGCTGCAATTCCAGTGGATGCTGTAACTTCAGCATATCGCCCTCGCTCCTCGAGCCAAGCAATATATTTATTTATAGTGAAAGTCTTTCCTGATCCTGGCTCTCCAGTAAGAAAAACATTCGCTCCTGTTTTCAAAACCTCTAACGCCTTTTCTTGAGTCATGTTATCTAATTAATTTATACGCCTCTATTATAATTTACCGTAAGTTAATCTGCAAGGGGATTCCATTCAGAATCTTCTTTATCTTCTTTGAAACAGTCATAACATTTATCGAATGTGGGCTTCTTCACGTTGCCACAAATACAGATAGCTCCCTCGGCTTCAGCACATGTTTTGCAAACAAATAAATTGTTTACTGCATAAGTATCTGAGCCCTCGTCGATGGAGTCTCCGCATGAGTTACATGCACTATCAAATTTTGCTGGGAATGGATTTGCCATGGATTCTATTTATAAATGCTTTTATTTTTTCTCTCTGAGATACATGATTAATATGAGTCACTCCATCTTCTTTTGTGTAGGTAACACCACACCAACATGATCCAATTCCTGCAACGTGCTCGGGCTCATAAAAGATCTCATCAAATTCTTTTTCTTGTTCGGGGGTCATGTTACCAATCTTCATCTTCAGTCTCATCATCTTCTCGATCGACTGACATTATGTGAATAATTTTCTCAACTTCTTCTTTCGATAATCCTGCTGTGTTATACCAGCGAATACTCTGCACTCCGTTATACATCACTCTCCGTTTCGTGAGCTTAAGAGATGTCTTTAAAATATCGGCGATATTCATTTCGTTATATCGATCAAGTGGCTTTGATGGATATCCGCCATGGAATGCATCTCGATAAACTTGATTCACTGTAATTCCATCCTCTCTCTTGTCTTTTGAGAGTTTGTTGAAATACCAATCGACTACAAGATCTGTATTCGGCTCTCGAATTCTTCGAGCTTCCTGAGCTGCTCGAGTTTCTTCTTTCGGAAATTCATAAATAGTCTCTTTCAAGTTATGTACTCTATGATATGCCTCTGCATAAAGTTGATCCCGATTATCTTTCAACCAATCGATATTAGCTTCAGGAAGTGCAACCGTAATCGGCAACCATCGGCGATTTCCTGTTTCATCCTTAAGATATTCAGTCTGATTTGTGGTCATAGCGAATACACATCGGCGAGGGAAATCTTGAGAACTTCTTTCATATGGAGGGCGATATTTATCGCTCTGCATTGTAATGATTGCTTTCATTCTTTTCACTTCCGTTCTATTCAAAGTTTCACCCTCTGAAAATTCAATAATCGCTTTTCCTGCAAATTGCATGAAGAAATCTTTTGAATCGGTACTCATTGCAGTCTCGACATGCCAGTCACCTCCAAGAATATGAAGCGAGGTTGATTTTCGTGTTCCCTGCTCTCCCTCGAGTACTAAAACATAATCGAATTTACAGCCAGGCTCAACAATACGCTTCACTAATCCCTTGAGCCAGTTTGAGCCCACTGCTTTATGATAAAGATCTTCAGGAACTCCATAAACATGAGTAAGCCAATTATCAAGCCGAGCTACTCCATCCCATTTGATCGATGTGATGTAATCAATGGCCGAGTCCATTGTATTTTCTTTTGCAACTTTAATAAGAGCGTCATACACCATGTCTTTGCCCACCTTTCCGAAATAAGAAAAAAGAATTTGAATTTGAGTTTGAAGATTTACAGCATCATTATCTTCTACTGTTCTCCATTTACCATTTACCTTAATTTCAATAACATTTTTGAATGCATCATATCGAAGAGTACCAGCAAATTCTGGATGCTTCCGAAGTATTCGACACATGTTCTCAGTATTTTGTGTATAGACTTTTGTGTCCTTGTAGTACGTGAAAAGCAAATCAAGGTCAAGCTGATCATTTAATTTTTCTGTTTTTACTTTTGCTGATGGTTCATAAACTTCTTTACATCCCTTTATAGCTTTTTCGATAGTAGCCTCTCGATAGTCTTTTCGCTTTTGTGTTTTCTTTCGTGAGCCGAGTGGAGAGCTGAGCCAGATTCGCTCCATCTGTGTTGAATCTTTTCGAGTATAAAAGGCTAAGAACGAACACAGGGCGAGATCTGCAGAGGATTTATCTTTAATATCCGCAGCCCCATCATAAAGAGATTTTGCTTTTGCTCCATTCTTTTCTGATGCGAACATCTTCGCCAATACCTCATCATCATTCAGGTTGACAATGGTGTTTACAATAGGTTGCTTATTGTTTACAACTGCAAGAGTTTGCTGATCTGATTCCTCTTCATCCTCTTCTTTCCATGGGTAGCCGATCGATGCAAGAATTTTGTTTGCTTCTTCAGGTGTTACGGTTCGAACTTCTTTTGCTTTGCCGAATGATTTTTCTGTGACTGTGAAATATCTTCCTTTTGTATAAAGTTCAAACGGTGCTTTTTTATTCGCCTCGAGTGGGAATGATTCTGTTACATCTAAATATAAATGCAGACCTGTTCCCGATGGTGAAATTTCTGTATATGTATCACATAGATCTATAAACTTTTGAATATGATCGGGAACTGATCCATCTTTTTCGATAATATGATCGATATCAATTCCGAGTAATTTTTGTTCAGGTGTAAAAATGATTCCAGTTACATCTGCAAAATTCTTAACCTCTTCATATGTACTCCAATCATCGGGATTCGTACTCGATGCGAGATCTCCCATTATTGTGTGTGGGACTTTTGTCGATTTTCCTTTTCGAACTTGAAACTTCCAAGTTACCCAACGAGCCTCGCTCCCATATTTTTTTACTAAAGGATTTTTGCTCATAAAATTTCCAAACAAAACGAGTTAGAGAACTGCTGAAGGGACATAAGACCCTTTCGGATTTTCTCCGAATTCTCTAACTCGTGCTGTTTATAAATATGAAAATGTATCTTATGTTTTTTTAGCATTTATATATCATAGCACGACCGTATCAATACGAGTCAATCATCGCATGTGGATAACTTACGGTAAATTTGACAAGCTATTTTTATTGTGTCTTACTAGTTAGACAACGTTGACAAGTTAGACAGGAGGGATTATACTGTATTTATAAAGGTTAATTAATAATAAATAGCTGTAAAACATATGAAAGATAAAATATTAGTGAATGTGTGGGGTTACTCAATGACAATCGTAGATTATTACAAAGTAGTACGAGAAACTCCAAAGACAGTGATTATCCGAAAGCTTAAGAGTAAGGAAGAGCATACAGGATTCTTATCAGGAAAGTCAGTGCCAAGTGATGAGTTTGCAGATGAAAAGGAATTCCGAGCAGTAAAGCCAAAGACAAGTTTTGATGGGTCATACACTCAAGAATGTTTCAAGAGTTCACTCGATTACAGAGGCTCAATGAATTATCTCAGAGTGTGGAACGGAGAAGCAAAATCATTTAATCATTGCGACTAGTAGATCTTTAGAGAGCCGAAAGGGTTCGACTCTCTATAAGATACGCTCGTCACGTATCATAAAACATTTATCATTATGAACTTAAAAACAATTAAATATAAAAATGGAGTTCGATTAGTTCCTCATGTGAGTGGTACATATCTCGTGATATTACCAAATCAAGAGGGTCAAACTCAGTTCTTCAGTCTTAAAGCAGCAATGTTATTCGCTAAGTCACTACAATCAGAAGATGAAAACAACAAAGGATAACGGAGATGCAATGATTCGAATATCTTTAGATACTCGGGCAAAGCTAAAAATGCAGGCTCTCAAGTTAGGACTCACATTAAAAGAATACTTGAAGCAGATCGCAGAGGGGAAGCAATTAATCAAATAATTAAATTTTATGAATGAAATAGACTTATTAGTTCGAAATCTCGACTCGATTCAATACGATTTCAATAAAGATCCGAAAGTATTGATCGAAGCTCTCCGAGTTATGGCAGAGCATGTGAATGATTTTGAAGTGAAGAAGTCTATTGAGTACATAATCGAATATTTTTAAATCGCATGAAAAACATAAAAAAGGCGGAATCAAAAGATGTAACAGTAATATATGAAAAGAAGATCTCTCCACTTGCTGAACAAGCGAAAGGAATCAAGATCAGTTCAGAAAAAGAAATGAAAGTAGCAGTTGAGACACTTTCAAAGTTAAATCAATATCTCGACGCTATCGAAGAAGAAAAAAATACAGTAATCGCCCCAGCAAAAGCAATCATTAAGAGAGAAAAAGAACGATGGGCAACTCTTGAAGAGATGCATGAGGAAGCTGTGGCAACACTCCGAAAGAAGATGAGTGTGTATCAAACTGAGAAAGTGGCAATCCAAAAAGCTGAAGAAGATAAAATCGAAAAGAGAATCGGAGCAGGAAAGGGAAATCTTAAACTCGAAACAGCGGTCAAGAAAATTGAAGAGCTTGATAAGCCAGAAAAAAAGATCTCTACTGATGCAGGGCTCGTGAAGTTTGAAACTCGAAAAAAGTTTGAAGTTATGGATGTAACATTATTGCCAGTTGAATATATATTGCCGAATGAAGTGGCTATTCGAAAGGCTATGAAAGAGGGAATTGAATTGGATGGCGTTCGATATTTTACTGAAGAAGTACCAGTTAATTATCGATAGTATGGCTCGGTATTCATTTTATGGAGCTCTACTGTGTATAGGATATCTGTTTCCGATCGTCATTATCCTCTGTATGTTCTCAGCCATTATTATTGTATCTATAACTAAATACTTATATGTCACCTCGTAAAGATCCACGTCATGGAGCATCAGTAGCCCATTTATTAGATCCTGAATTTCATAAGCGAATAGATGATATGACAGGAATGACGGAATGGAAGGCTCATCATGGTAAAGAAGAAAAGCGAAAGAAGAAAGATAAAAGCGTCGAAAAATTATTAGAAGAAATTGATCAAGAAGCTCAACATGAAAACAACAGCGACCGATGAAAAAGAACTTATATCAAAATGCTGTAGACGAGAAGCGATTGAATATGGTGATGGAACGGATTTCATGTGTGCAAAATGTGGCCTTGCGTGTGAAGTTACAGAGGTATGTGTGCACTGTCGTGATACTGGAACGATCTCGATGCGATATGAGCCTGATGAAGATCCAATAGATAAGCCTTGCCCTTTTCATGCAGCAATTTGAAAATCAGTTCCCAGGATTTAGAGCAGAATTCGGCAATGAACAGCATCGATATATTGTGGAAGAAATGGGGAAATATTATAGAGATCGGTTTGCATACCTCGAATTGAAAAAAGCCAGAAAAGACTCTCCAGCCCTTAAAAAAAAATGTATTGAACGGAAGAAAAAAATTCGGGAAATGATCAAATTTAGTGAAAAAAAGACTCCTTAAGGGGTCTTTTTGCTTAAAAGGTATGCAACTTGCACACCTAAATGATGAAAGGTATGCAAGCGATTATAGGGCTATAGTTAGCCACAGGAGAGAGATTTTTTTCAACTTGCATACCCTTGCATACCTTTTGCCTATATATACCTCCCCCTCTGTGTTACTCTCTCCCCCTGTTTTCCCTATCTATCCCCTCTTTACTCTTTTATATAAAAAGGTATGCAAGGTATGCAAATATAGAGAACTAGCCTTAACTGTGGCCAAAAAATGCTTGCATACCCCCGTATGCAAGGTATGCAAGCGGACTCAGCCCCCTTTTGTGGTAACTGCAGCGTTATCCACTTGCGATAAATAAAAAAATCTTTATAATGCTTTCATGTCAGAAAAACACTCCAAAGCAAGTAGAAAAAGAATGTTATCTATTCCAGTTGATGAAAGAAAGAAGTTAATGAGCGAACTTGCTAAGAAGAGATGGGCGAAAACTCCTAAGAATAAAAGAAAGGCTCATGCTGTCATGATGGTAAAAGCAAGAATTAAAAAATAATCATGAAGCTTCAATATAATTATAATGTTTCAAAGCCTGTAGAATCTTTTACTCAGATTAAGAAAGAGGTTGAAGATCTTGAAGTGTTTATCACTGCAGGAGATTTCGGAAAGTCTCCATTCACTCCATATGCCATTCATCATGCACAAGTGACTGATGATCACTTTAACTTTTTTGTATTGAATAGAGATCCAGTTATTATCCATCCTGATTTAATGGAGTATCTTCAGAGTCATGTAATCATTAATCCTCGGGTTAAAGGATATGAAGAGGACTCTTTAAGAGAAGTTAAAGAGGGATGCATGTCATTCCCATATCGCCAGCCGAAACTGGTGAAGCGATATCTTCAGATATTGGTCGAATATGAAATACCTGATGGAGAGGGATTGAAGAAAGTTGAGAAGATGTTACAAGGTTCATTTGCTCAGATCTTTCAGCATGAGATCGGGCATGGAGAGGGTAAGAATATTTATTTTAAAAAATAATCACCATGATAAACAATAATCAAAAGGCAACGTTGGATAAGATCTTTCAAGAAGATGGAACAGTTGGAATCGTTTCGTATTTTCGTAATCATGAAAATTTATCTCTTGAAGATGCAGAACAAAAAGCAATTGATCTCGGATATATGAATCCTATTAAGGATGAAGATGAAGATGATGAAGATGATAATCAAAGAGGACTCGGATTTTTAGATCCAGCTTTGGCATGAATTACAAATTTAATTAAATCGTTATGGCAAAAGAAGTATTAAGCAAAGATACAAGCGAGGTTAAGAAGAAATATTCATATCAGATCGGAGAGCAATCAATGGCTTTTTCTGTGAGAATTGATGTGAAAAAATATCTCAAACAAAATATTCTCATGCTTAAAGAAGCATTAAAGGATATGGAAGCGGACTTATCAAAAGCTAACGGCGAAGAATAGTTATGGCAAAATATAAAATCATTATAAAAGGGGATGTTGTGAGTGAAGAAGTTCGAACATCAAGCATCAAAGCGAATGAAAGGATTATGGAGATCGAGGGGGAAAATCTGACAGTGGAGCTCATCGAAGAATAGCAATAATGAGAATCGATGAGACACATTATCAGACGTAATCAAATCTATAAACAGAAAGGAAATAATTTTCATATATTGATCGCAGGCAGAAAGAGGGATAAGTGGTTGACTAAAGTGCTTACAGGTAAGCCTGGAGTGTATAAAGACACGCACACTATGGCAGATAGAACGCTCAATAAGCGTTATGAATTAGTAGAGAATTTTGATTATTCTATACTGACTCGGCTATAAAATGATATACTAAATATTATTTGCTATTTGCTATTTGTGGCAAAATCACGCTTTATGAGTATTAAAAAGAATTTATCAGAGATAAGAGCAGCAGCAGGCCGAAAAGGTGGCTTCAATAAACGAGGGAAGCGAAACGCTAAGACTATTGAGAAAGAGAAGATCACGAAGAAAATGAATGATCGCATTCTCGAAATCACTGACTCTCTTATTAATTCTCAAGTATCTATTGCTAAAGGCATACAGGTTCTTTATCGAATTGATCCGCTTTATAAAACTGTAAAAGGGAAGCGAGTGAAGATCGGAAATAAAAAGCCGAAGATTGTGACTGATGATGATGAGATAGTTGCATATCTTAATAAGCTTAATGGTAACGAGGATGATGGATATGATATGGATTTAGATGCATATTATTTCTTAACAAAGCAGCGTCCAGATAACAAAGCTCTTCAAGCGTTGCTCGATCGTGCTCATGGTAAAGCAAAAGAATCTCTTGATATACAAAATCCTGATGGCTCACTTAATAAGCCGATGGTTGTTTATTTACCAGCTCCGAAAGAACGTTTTGGAAACTAAATGAAAAAGAAAGAAAAAAAAGAACAGCCAGCGAAATGCTATTCATGCAAGAACAAAGTTCCGCCTGGCCAGTTCATCTGTGATGAATGTGCTGATGATCCTGAAGCAAGAAGAAGCAGCGTTAAGCTTACTATTTACGATAAGATTTAAATGTCAGACGCAGTAATATCACCTCAATTAGAATGGAAGCCTCAAGAGGGTAAGCAAACGGAAGCTTTAACGTGGCGTATATATGAATTACTTTATGGAGGTGCTCGAGGAGGAGGGAAATCAGAGGCTGGCCGAGCATGGATATCTCGTGATATTCATCACCCTCTTTTTCGTGGGCTTGTTATTCGTAAGAATGGTGACGATTTAAAAGACTGGCTCGATAAAGCTAAGCGTCTCTTTTTGCCGATGGGTGCTGAGATCGTGGGAAATCCTGCAGAGATCCGCTTCAAGTCTGGTGGCATAATTCGAACAGGTCACTTCAAAGATGATAATGCTTATGAAAAATATCAAGGTCAAGAATATCAGCGAATGGTACTTGAAGAGCTACAGCAAATCGTTAGTGAAGAACGTTATTTAAAGTTGCTTTCATCATGTCGATCTACTGTGCCAGAGTTGCCTGCTGAAGTTTTTGCTACTGCAAATCCTGGAGGTAAAGGACATGCATGGATTAAAGCTCGCTTTATTGATCCAGCTCCGCCTGGAACTCCTTTTCTTGATCCTATTACTGGTCGAGGAAGAATCTTTATTCCAGCAACAATCGAGGATAATCCGATCTTGATGAAAAATGACCCTGGCTATGTCGCATTCCTCGATGGGTTGCCAGAGAATTTGAGACAAGCCTGGAGATATGGTCGATGGGATGTATTTGCTGGCCAGTACTTCAATGAATGGAATCCAGTGAAGCATGTTGTTACTCCATTCCGAATTCCTGTGAGCTGGAGAAAATTCGGTGCATACGATCATGGACGTGCAAAGCCTGCATGTTTCAAATGGTATGCCCTCGATGAAAGTGGGAACGTTTATTGTTATCGAGAGTTGTATGTGAATAAAGAGGATGGGTCTGATCGATGGGAAGCTGAGGATATTGCAAAAGAAGTAACTCGAATTACTAACGATGCAAACTATGGAGAGGGCGAGGTGCTCGAGTATGTTGTGGCCGATGCTGCTATCTTCACAAAAACTGGAGCAGGCGAAACGATTGCCGAGATCTTTAAGAAAAATGGAGTGGGTAAGATGGGGACAAATATTCCTCTACTTATTCCCTCTCATAAAGATCGAATTGCTGGATGGACAATCATGCATCAAATGCTCAAATGGACTGCAGAGACTGAGCCTCGTATGAAGTATTTCAACACCTGTGTTGATTCTATTCGTACAATTCCAGGACTTATCCACAGTGATATTAATCTCGAAGATCTTGATTCTGATGGTGAAGATCACGCAGCGGATACTGATAGATATTTCTTGCAGACGATTAAATCAAAGCGTACAGCCTCACAGCAAACGCATGTCGAGAGAAAGATGAAAGACTTCCATCGAAAGATGGGAATCATTAAGGATGATCCGATCAGGCTCGATCGGTTCAAAGGTGTATAATTTAATAGATCAGTTGTGTTATAATTATTTTACTTATGAAACTTATACCAAAAAACAATCAAGTTATTTTTAGTTCAGAGGTGCAGGGAGAGGACAAGGAAAAAACAGCTTCAGGAATCTTTATTCCAAAGCAGATGAAAGAAGCCGATCAAATTGCTCAAGGTGTAGTAATTGAATCAGGTTCAGATGAATATAAAAAAGGCGATGTCATTTTATATCCGAAAGTAATTCCAAATGACTTTCAATTAGATCTCGGTCAAGGCGTAAAAACTTTTTGGATTATTAACGCCTCTGACATATCGTGTGTCATTGAAAAATAAGATTATATGCCTACATCATTAGAACTTAAAAAAGAGCTTAAAGCTCAACAAGAGGGGGCAAAAGGCTATCGACGTACTCCAGAAGATAAAGCAGCTCAAGAGTTTTTCGCTCAGCGAAAACAGCAACTCATGGAGAATCGACGAAATAAGAAAGTCGAGGAAATCTGGAAGGCTGCAGATAAAGCTTATGTTCCACATACTATTGATGGAACACCTGGCAAAAAAGTTCTAGTGAGTGATGATGAAAATGGCTGGAGATCTTCACAGCAAATCCTTAATAAAGATGATGCATGGGTTGAAGATTCAGTTCCACCAAATCCATATATAAAGATTCAGACTGCTCTCGGGATTATCGTTGATCGAAATCCTACTGCAGTCTTTTCGCCTGGTGCTAAGAAGTACAAAAAGAATAATGAATTGATGGCAGATCTCTATCGCCGAAGCTGGGAAATCGCTCACTCAAAATCTGCATTCTTAAAGCCTTTTGTATTTAATCAAGCGAAGTATGGAATGGGTGTTGGCCGAACATATCCTCTCACAGTGAAGCGAACTGTTTCAGATCTTTCTGAATACAATCCTAAGACTGGAAAGAATAAATATGTTCCTGTTGAACATACATACTATGACGATATCTTCCGAGAGAGTATGAGCCCTTGGCAGTGTTGGTTTGATGATGCTGCAGTTGTGGGAAATCCTTTCAGTTGCAATGACAATATGTGGTACAAGGATTACTCATGGGATAAATTAAAAGAACAGTTCGGACATCTTCCAAACTTTAAATTCGTAAATCCTACTGAAAAGGTTCTCTCTCCTGTGGATAATGCAGAGGGAGCTACTCAAACAAAAGGAGTGGCAGCAATTCAAGAGCGAGTATGGTTCTATGAAAATCTCGGCCGAGATATGTTTTATGTTGAGACTGAAGATGGTATTGTTCTTGTGAATGAGCCTATTCCAAAGCGTCCGAAGAATAAGAGACTCTCTCTCTTTACTGCTCCATGGACTCTTCGAAACGATCGAGATATCGAGGGTATTGGAGTATATGAGGCGATGCGAAATGATCACAAGCTTCATATGAAGATTCGAAATATGACTATGGATCAATTGGTACTTTCGATCTATAAGGAATTCTTTTATGAGGGTACTGATACACTCGAAGCTGATGGCCAAATGAAAACAGCTCCAGGCCGAGGGCGACAAGTTACAAATCCTCAGAATGTTAAATGGAATGAAATTCCAGGCCCTGGAAGAGATGCATGGATGGGACTCGAGATCCAAGAGAATGCCATGGAAGAAGCGACAGGAATCACTAAAGGTCTTTCAGGTGAAGTGACTGGTAAAACTGCATTTGAAATTTCACAGGCCCGAGAAGCTGCACTCAAGCGACTAAAGACCCCTCTTGAAAATATCACTGATGCACTCGAGATCGATGCATATATTTCTATGGGTATCATTGAAGATCTTTATGCTATTCCTAAAATCAAATTGATTGCTGAAGATCGTTACATCGAACTATTCGAGCTCGATCAAATGACAGAAGATAATGATGGAGTGCCTCCAGAATTTGAAGAAGAATATAAAGAGATTCCTCTTAAGCTTGAACGAGAAAAAGAAACAGGAACAATTGTAAAAAGTCAGAAAGAAGATTTCTTTACACTCAAGCCTGAAGATCTATCATGGGAGGGAGTTATTGTTGTAAAAGGACAATCTATTATCGCTGATAGTGAATTGCTCGAGCGAACTACTACAATCGAAATGGCGAATATTGTTATTCCTCTTCTTACTGCTCCTCCAGAAGTTGCAAAGAAGCCAGCGATTCAGATTATCGAAACATATAAGAAAGATCCTCGAGACTGGTTGCCTGATGCATGGTTTGTGGAAACTCCTCCAGGACAAGAAATGTTTGTTAAGGCTGGAGCTGAGCAAGATCCTAACGCTCAAGATCCAAATGCTGAAACTGTAGTACCCCCATCAGATATTGCAGGGCCTACAAATCCAGCTGCAGATATAGCGAACATAATGAAAACGTAGTAGATATCTATGGCAAAATATACAAAAGGCGAAGTTCAATTAGCACAGCAGATCGTAGGAGGTCGTTCATTCGAGCTCCTACAATCGCTTGCTGAAGAATTAAAGCTTCAGTGGCGTTCACGATCTCTCGTTAGAGAATCGGAATGGGAAACAGTGAAGCAGGCTATTGCAAATGAAGAGATGCCTCGAGCGTTAGATATCTTTTTAAAAGAATTAGAAAACATGTCATATGGCGAATAAAAATCCAAATCCCGATTTTGAACATCACAAAGGGGCGGTTCACGATGTAAGTGGCCGAGGGAATGATGTCGTTGCTGAAGTGAATTGGAACGATCACGTTAAAGGAAAATATATCCGCCTAACAATCGGAGACAAATCCGCTGTGGTAAAAAAAGATCAGTTATGGGGAATCTTCTTCATGCTCGGATCTCTTGAAGAGCAAGATGCTCTTATCGATCCATTCGTAAAGCAGACGAAAGTGACGAAGTTCACAAAGATGGTGGGTATTACTACAGGGGCTATGATTCCAAAAGGTGGAATGGTAAATGTGCTCTTAGAATTCACATTGAATCCTGAAACAAATCAGGTGACGATCAGTAAGGGAAACATGAGAAGTCTTGTTCGACAGCGTTTCGGATAAGAGTTATGCACAGTCTATTTATAGACGAGCCTACTTGTGATATAATTATTAGGAAAATATTAACATAATCTCTCCACTTCACGAGAGCTAAAAACTGAAGCTAAACAACATTATGCCAAAAGCAAAAAAAACAGTTTCTAAAAAGAAGTCTGTAGTTCTTTCACAAGATGAAAAGTTGGATAAAGTTATCAGTGGACTCGACAAGCTCACAAATGCAATCGGCACTCTTGTTGATTTCACAGCTCAAGGAATTCAGGAACGAAAAGAAGATCGAGAAATCATTACAGGATCTGCAAAAGCTCCTAGTATAGAAAATCCTATTTCAGCAAAAGATGCTGAGGAAACATACGAAGCCCCAGAGGGAATTTATGTCCCTGCAAAGTTTCGAAAGATTGCCGATGATATTCTCTCTCCAGAATTCCCTATCGAAATTCATAACTTCGATGATACAACTGATTTCCAGATCGATATTATTGTGCCTAATAAATACAGCCCTGCTGATGAAAATGAAAAGATCAAGGGTGTAGATCGCCGAAGCAAGCGAATCTCACGAGCTCAAGGTGAAAATGGAGTTCGAGAGTGGTGCAATAAAGTTCGAGAGAATTTAAATAAGTATTACTCACGTAATGCAATTAAGTCACCATTTAGTAATTAATTAATCACATGCTAAAGAAAGCAAAGAAAATGGCAATGGGTGTAGCAAAAGCTGGAGCAGCTGCAATCGCTCCTGCAAAGCCTGCTATTGCTAAAGAAGTAGGTAAGGCTGCTGCAAAGGGTGCATCAGTCATGGCAGGTTTCGGAGCAGCAGCTCGAAAGATCGGACGAATGGGAACAAGTGACGGTTATATGAAGATGGGAAAATCTGCAATTAAATCAGTTCCAGCTCCGAAAGGAAAAGGATTGATGAAGTTGGAGAAGAAAGTAGTGAAGAAAGTTAAAAAAATTTAAAGTTCTTTCAAGTAATAAGGCGTAAAAGGATATATCCAGTGGGTCTTTAAGCCCTCTAATAAATATATTTTCTTATTACTAGGTTTGTTACGCCTTTCCTACGATAAGTTTTCTATAAATATTGGAGTGCCCAAAGACCCCCTGGATGTGGGTCTTTTTATTTATTAAGCATTTCTCTCCTCCTCTATGAGAGCCGTTTGTAAACTAGAGTAAAAATCAAATGCCAAAATTAAACTTAAATCCAGAATTTACTGACTCAGATGCTCCTGATGCTGTGGAAACAGAAGAAACAGCAGAGGACATCGACTCAGAGGAAGATAATGAACTTGATGATCACACTGATGATGATCAAGACGGAGAAGATGAAACTCCAGCCGACACTTCCGAGGCTAAAAAAACAGGCGAAGAGGACGAGGATGAAGAGGATTCTGAAGAGGATTCCGAAGAAGATGATTCTGAGGATGATGATGAAGATGATACACCTCCAGCCGATGCCGCTGAAAAGAAGAGAGTTCTTGATGGCTTACTAGCAACCGAAAGGGAGTTAGATGGCAATCTCACTGATATCGATCGAGAGATCGAAGAAGCTCGAAAACGAATCGTTGAAAAACGAGGACAGCGAAGAGACAAGAGAGGCATCAAGGACATTGTACATTCCACAATTCCACCCGAATCTAACGACGACGATCTTAGTGACGTTGATCCTGATAACATTGAGCTCATAGAGCGTGTTATTAAAGCGAAAGGATTTGTTAAGAAAGAAGATCTCCAAAAGCAGACTTATGAGGAAACTCATAAATCAGCTCAGGACGCTTTCTTCTCAGCACATCCTGAGTACCTCCCAAAGAATGACCCTGATGATAAACTCTACAATGCCATTCTCGAGGAGCTCTCACTATTTGCTACACCAAAGGATGCAAAACTCATTCCGAAATTATTTACAAAAGCTCACGAGCAAGTAGTAAAAAGATTTCCGAATCGATTCACCACGAAGAAAACGATCCCACAAAAAAATGCGATCGTAGCTCGGACTCGTAGAGCCTCAATGGGTGGAGGATCTTCAGGAGGCGGAAATAATCCTGCTCCCAAAAACAAGAACAATGGAACTGGCAAGTTATCTGCAGCCCAGAAACAGCAAATGCTCCATGGTGGTTGGACGGAGGAGGAAATTAATAGTATTGATAATTCTTAACATATGCCAGCAGGATTTAAAATCGTAAAGACTGATCGAGATTTAGGACATGTCCTTCTTCCTGTATCTTCTCTTACTGTTGCTGTGGGAGATCTTCTTGAATTAGGTGCAGGCTCTGCAACATGGGCTAAAGTAACTTCTTCAAGTGCTCATCACACTCGCAAGGCTATCGTGGTAAAGGCTGCAACTTCAGCATCTGAAGTAGAAGCTATTGAGCTCGATGGTACAGAAACAGTAGAAGTACAAAGTGCAAACGCTTCAAACGTTTCACACAACGGAGATCGAATGGCATTCACAGATGAAAACACTGTGAATAACTCAGGTACTGACGTTACAACTCAGGCCGTAGGATTCATCCAGGATGGAACTATCGGTGCAACCTCAGACAATCGAATTCTCGGAAAGGTTCTCGTAGGTACAGGTGTTGATTACGACGCTGCTTAAGTAGCTTAGTAGAATCAGCATTTTTAGTTCTTTTGTAGAAATTTATTCATTTAGTATCAATAACATATGCCAGCAGGAGCACTTACCTTAGGTGATGCTGTAGATCTTACAGACGTAGCCATTCAGGATATTTTCTTGAAGCAATCATCATTGGAAAAAAAGTCATTCTATGACAAATATTTCAATGTTGTCTCAGGTGTTACTGATTATTACAGTAAAGACTCATCTCTTTCAGGCTTAGGAACAGCTGATCGAATTGTAGAAAATGCTGTAATCAATTCAGAAGTACCAGTTCAAGGATTCGACAAAACTTATACTCAGGTTGAGTACGGAAAACTTCTTCCCGTAACAAAGAAGATGTGGAAGTTCGGAATTAAGAAGCGAGATTTGGAACGAGTTGTAAAAGCTCTCATCTCATCATGTGAACGAAAGCGAGAGAAGCTCTGTGCTGATCGCCTCGACAATGCATGGGCAACTTCTTACACAGCTGATGATGGAGGTGGAAACTACTCTGTATCAAATGCTGGTGGAGATGGTGTTGCATTCATTACGACTGCTCACACTCGAGAAGATGGAGGTGCAAACTGGAACAATGAAATTACTGACGGTTCAACTGTGAACATGGACATCGATTACGATGCTATCAAAGCAGCTCACCGAACAGCCTCATTGATCAAAGATCCAAAGGGAGAATTGATGGATATCAACCTCGATAAACTTATGACTCGAAAGGGACACTCTGTTGCTTTCCGAGCTAAGGAAATCTTGGCTAATATCAAGTCAGGAGGCCCACGATCAATGCCATCAACTGCAAATAATGATGCAGCTGCAGCTCCAGAATACGAAGTAATCGAGAATCCATGGATCAAAACAAATACCAGCTACTGGTTTATGTTTGATTCATCAATGGTGAACGATGAATACGGATTCCAGTACAAGGAGTCACAGCCGATCCAGTTGGAAGGCCCAAATGTAGTGTTTAAGACAGGAGAAATCCAGTACAAGACAACTATGATGTTCGACATCGGTCACAACGATGCACGAGGATGGGTTGGTTCAAAGAATACAAACTCTTAATAGCTTTTGAATTCCTACTCTGCCCCCTGCCAGGGGTAGAGATAGGAATTTAAATAATATAATTTAAAAACATATGCTCGATGCAACAAATACAAAACGAAGCCCATATTACGAAAGTTTAGAGTTCAATGTCGTAACAGCAACAACTGACTATGATGTAGACGCTGAACAGGCTGGCTTTCTTTCAAAGATCGGCCCTGGAACATCTCATGATTCTCATCCAGGACGTGTGATCATCCGAACAGATCAGACTATTTCTGTGAAGTTCAACAAAACTACAAATGATGCAATCACTGTAGCCTCTACAGATAGTCCTCTCGTTTTTGATGGAGAGATTTCAAACATCTTCATCAGTAACGCTTCAGGATCAACTGCAGCGGTGAAGATCATTGTTCTTCCATAAGTATTATCAAAGTTTAATTATTTAAATTTATGCAACAGTTCGCAAAATCAATCTTAGCTTCAAAAGTATTCTGGATTGCAACCATCCAGGCTGTGATCGGAGCAATTGCAATCTTTCAGACTGCATATCCTGAAGTTGGAGGTCTTATGATTGCAAAATCATTCCTCGACGTTATCCTCCGATTCTACACATCAACACCTGTAACTCTTAAATAAATGTCACAAGATTTACTAACACAAAAGAATAATCTCGAAAAAGAAATTGAGGATCTTCAGCGTGATGTTAGTGATCTTAATACTCAGAGAACAGAACGAGATATCATCGTAAAGCAAATAGAAAAAGCTGAAGAAGATCTCTTCGAAATCACTGAAGAAAAAAAGACAGCGTTAAAGGAGCTCGATTTAATTGAAGATAAAAAGCGAAAAGCTGAAGCTTCAAAGAATGCCGAGCTCCTTTCTCGTGAAAAGAGCGTCCTCGAGAAAGAACAAAATGCAGAAAAGATTGAAGATCTTGCTAAAGAGATAGAAAATCAGGCTCGAATAAAACTTCATGAAGCCGAGGATGCAATGAAAGATGTGCAACGAGCTCGAGATGGTCTTACTGACGATCAAAAGAAACTTACTGCAGCAAAGAAGAAACTCGAGGAGCGAGAGCTTGCTATCACTGTGGGAGAGGCGGAAATTATTCGAAAGAAAAAGACTCTTTCTGATCGAGAAGCTCTCTTGAATGGAAAAGAAGCGAAAAACACAGCAGATGCTGAAAAGAATACATTGGATGCACGATCAAATGAAATTCAAGGATTAAAACTTGCTAGTCAGGAATCAGATCTTATTGATCAGGAACATAAACTTAAAGCTTTTAAAGTTACCCTCTCTGAAAAGGAAAATGAATTATTTGACCGAGAAGAAAAGCTCCGAAACGATCAGGCTGTGGTAGATCTCAATATTGAACGAATAACAAAAGCAGATAAAGAAATGAAATCTCGAGAAGATAGCATTCGAGAGCGAGAAGAAGCTGTTGCATCAAAAGAAATCGAGATGCGAGTTCGAGAGAAAAAAGTCTCACGTCGAGAGAACGATCTCATCAACCTTAAGAATTTAGAACAAGAATAAAATGCTAGAAAACAAACGAGTAATAATCGGGAGTGAGGTAAATGATGATCGAAAACTCGAGCTTGATAAGAAAGGTGTTCAGGTTGCTGTTCCTGTCACAGTCTATGATGAGAATGGAGATCAGATTACAAATTTCGGAGGATCAGGAAATTCATCATTCGGAGATGGAAATAAAACAGTTACTACTGCAGGAACATCAGTACAACTTTCATCATCATCAGTTCCAGCAAAGAAAATCACCATCCAGGCAAAATCAGCAAATACAGGCAGTATCTATGTAGGGAGTTCAACAGTTTCAGCCACCCGAGGCATCGAGCTTTTACCTACTGGAACGATTACTTTATCAGTGAATAACCTTAATCTGATTTACATCGATGCTTCAGTGAGTGGCGAGGGAATAACATATATATATGAAAACTAAATTTAGCACAAAAAGATTAATTGCAGCATTAGCCATCGGACTTGGAATTTTCTTAGCCCCTTTTTGGACTCAGGCTCAGGTATCTCAAAACTTCTGGAAAGTGGTAAGTAATAAAGTTGCTCCTGTACTCAATACATGGGGACTTCAAATTCCATCTCTCGCAAACTGTGACACTATCGATACGAATGCTCAGGGAGTTTTCTCTTGTGGAACTGATTCTTCAGGAGGAGGCGGTGGAGGCGGATCAATTTCAACATCAACAACTCCAGTAACTGGAGATCTTGCTCGATGGTCAAGTGCTTCAGCTCTTACATCAATAGCGACATCTTCACTTAATATTAGTTCATCAAATATAGTAGAGGGTTCAAAATTGTTTTATACAGATGCTCGAGTGGGATCATACATTACAGGATCAACAACACTTCCAGCATTTCTTAATTACTGGACAAAGGGAGGGTCAACAATTTCATATGATGCAGGGCCGATCACTTCAGCGAGTTATTTCCAGGGAGGAGGATCTTCAGGAGAAGCTTTCAGAATTGGAGATGATATAAAGATGTTTGATATCAATACAGCTAATACTCTTGAATTCCAAGGGGCACAAGATAGTACACAAGCTCATCTCAGTCTCGGATCTGCAGGTGTAAAAATATCAGGAGTAAGTGGAAATTTCGGAATTGGAACGACATCACCTTATGCAAAACTCTCTGTGGCTGGCCAGATAGTAGGATCACATTTTACTGCCACATCTTCAACAGCAACATCAACAATTTCAAATGCTCTACAAGTAGATAATCAACTTACTGTAGGAACAACATCACAATCAACAGCACGTCTCCAGGTAGTAAATCAGGATGCAAGTTCTGTAAATGGAGCATTAAGAACAATTTCAAATAGCCCACAAGGGGCTGATTATGATCTTCGAATTGATTCACCAAATCCAGATATAGAATTTGTTGAAACAGATCAAACAAGTCCAGCTGGGAAATATGAAATTGCTGTTCAGGGAAATGTATTACAGCTCAATGCTCGAAATGCAGCGGATAATAGTTTTGATAACTTCGTTCAATTCGTACAACCTCAAACAAGCCCACTATACCTTATGAGTATTGTGGCCAGCTCAACATCGGGTACTCAGGACGCTCTCCGTATTCGAAATTCCGTCTCATCATCAGGTGCTGCTCCTGGTATTTCTTGGTATACCGATACAGGTGCATTCTCAACAGCTCGAATTTCATCATCTCAAGGATCGGGAGGACTTCTTTCACGATTAGCTTTTCAGGTGGCTAACTCATCAAAATCTCTCACTGAACGAGCTGTGATCGATGTGAATGGAAACTTCGGAATTGCAACAACTTCACCTTGGAAAACTCTTTCGGTAACTGGAGATATGGTTCTCACTGGTGGATTATTCGATTCTCTCTCTTCAGCAGGAACAAATGGAATGGTGCTTCAGAGTACAGGATCAGCTGTAAAATGGGTGGCAACATCTACTCTCGGACTCGGAGGATCAGGAAGCTCAGGAACAGTAACAAGTGTGGCAATGACAACACCTACAGGGCTCACTGTTACAGGAAGTCCTATCACAACAGATGGAACTCTTGCACTCAGTCTCACATCAGGATATACCATTCCCCTTTCTGCAGATATCACGAATCTAAATACTTTCTACACAACACCATCGAATCGGATAACAGCAGGAAGTGGATTGGCGTGGAGTACAAATACACTTAATTGTAATACAGCCTCCGCCTCTGTAGTTGGATGTCTTTCTACAACTGATTGGTCAACCTTTAACGGAAAACAAGCAGGCGATTCAACACTCACATCTCTTGCTGCATATAACACTAACGGAATTCTTGTTCAAACAGCTGCAGATACATTTACAGGCCGAACACTTACAGGCCCAGCTGCAGGACTCACTGTTACTAACGGAAACGGAGTTTCAGGTAATCCCACACTCGCATTAGCGAATGATCTTTCAGCTCTTGAAGGACTTGGATCAACAGGATTTGCTGTTCGAACTACAACCGATGCATGGTCACAGAGAACTATTACAGGAACAGCAAATGAAATCACTGTAACAAATGGAGATGGAGTTTCAGGTAATCCCACACTCTCACTTCCTACATCAATCGATCTCGGAGGAAAAACATCATTTGAAATAATTAATGGTACAGCCCCTGTGGTTGATACTGCAGGAGAAATTGCCCTTGATACTACAGATAATCAATTACTTGTAGCTGATTCAGGAAATACAGCATTCGTGGCTTCTCGAAAAGTGAATCGAATTATGAGTTTTGCTCTCGGTTCAACTTCACCGGCATTCGTCTCATCAGGAACAAAACAGCTTCCGATCGAACTTGATGGATATACTGTTACAGCGATCCGATGCAACGTCGAGGGAGGTACTTCAAAAGCAATCACTCTCTTCGGTGAAACAATCACTTGTCTTACCACTTCAACCTCAGATGATGGAGCGATTTCTTCAGCCACTTCAGCAGCTGCAGCACTAAACACTGTTACATTCGGAGCAACTTCAGGATCAGTGAATTATGTAAACATTAGTATCTTCGGTACTTGGACACGAGAATAAAATATATGAAAAACTTCATTAAAAAAATCATATCGAGTGTCGCAATCCTCGCCCTGGTTGTTGGAGTTTCATATATTCCAGTTCATCCAGTATATGGAGCAGCTGCACTTGTTCAAACAAAATCTCAAAACGGTGGAGGATATGTGAATTCCTACACAGTGACAATGACTTCAAATACAACCACAGGAAATACTCTTTTGGCTTGTATTACTGCAGGATCGGCTGATGTTCCAGATACAATTACAGATAGCCGAAGCAATACATGGACATTAATTCAGGATAAAACGGAAGAACGAAAGACTTGGATGTATATGGCTTATAACATTTCAGGAGGATCAACAGTGATTAATATTGGCTGGGCTGATGGAGTATTTGCCGATTCAATTACTCAAGTTAGAGAATATTCTGGCCTCGTTACTACAAATCCCTTGGATGTATACACTTCATCTAATACTGCTGGAGGATATGTTCAAAGTCACTCTTCAGGAGCAACAGCTGCAACCACTCAGGCGGGAGAGCTTGTAATCGGTTGTGTTGGTTCAGGTGGAGATCAGGGTGTAACAGTGGGATATACAGCTGGATCAGGATATTCAAATGGCCTCGAACAAAAAGGCTTTGATCGATATACATGGCAAGCAATCGAAGATAAATTAATTACTTCAACAGGAGCTCAAACAGCAACATTCACCTCAACAGAATTTCTCCGATCTCAAACATTAGTAGCTACATTTAAAGAATCAGGAGGCGGTGGAGTAACACCCTCTCCTTATGTAGAGGACTTAATCTTTTTTGACTAAATATATGAAAAAGAAAATCGTTGCAGGAACAATAGTAGGAATCGCAGCTCTCGGAGGTGCTTTCGTTGCTGTTCCTGATTCAAAGCCTGTGGCAACTTCTCCTAAACAAGATTGTGAACTATCTGCATCAACAACAATCGATCGTCGATTCCGCCTCGATGATCAGGTTGTTCAGAAAGTTGTGCCAGATTATGAAACGTGCACTGTCACAATCTTTCTAAAAAACGGAAAATCGAAATCTTTTCCTTTCAGTTGGGATAAGGTGAAAGATTTAGAGGATGTGGCGAATCGAGATTTTATAAAGGGAAAAAAAATGCGATGAAAACATGTCCTTTTATAAAATTTTGCAGGTGGTTGAAAGCTCCGTCTTTCTGCCCCTGTGGGGGATTTCATAGTGACGGAGGAGGATATAATCACGAGTCATGTAATAAGTGTGGCAGACACGATGATTCAGTCCTGACAAAAGAAGAGAAGATAAAGATAAAACAACACTTGCAAGCTCATATTAATAAAACTAAGTTCTAATGAGTTAAGTATACAAGCTCATCATTAACATTTTATTAAGAAGCGAATTATACATAATTTTTTTTAGGACAATGGCAAAGGTAGATCTCGAACAATTAAAAGTGATGGCTGAAATGATGAAGCCAGTAAAAGACAATGATAGTTTTAATTCATTGACTAATACACTTAGTAAAAATTCTTGGCTTATCATGGCAGTCGTCGGGGTCGCCTTGTGGCTTATCTCGGGGATCAATGATGGTAAAAACATAGATCAAATTCAAAATACTCGCATTGATTCAAATGCTGCAGCAATAGAGAAACTTGTAGGAGTTACAGAAGCAATCGCAAACAATGGTGATTTAGATCGATCAAATCAGCAAAACGTAAATTCAGAGATTCTCAGTAGTATCAAACTCATTCAAAAAGACATCGAAATTATTAAAAATAGTAGTAAATAATATATGCTCGAATTTTTAAAAAACATATTCAAAGGATTCGCAGTAAAAGCCCCTGAAAAACTTCCAGAGGATTTTACAGGTGCTCTCTTAACAAAAGATCCTGTTGGAACTCGAGAGGACGATATCAAATTTGATGAAATCGTTGCTTCAGCAAATACGCCTATTTGGACTGAAAAGCCTGAATCAAAATGGAGAGTTTTTCCTGAGCTGAATCAGTTCGGAAGTTTTATGTGTGGAGCATTCTCAATGAAGAAGCTCGTAGGAGTTTACTACTGGTTACGCCATGGAGTCTGGATCGAATTCTCAGAAGAAGATATTTATCAACGCCGATTCAATAAGCCTGGAGCTGGGATGAGTGTTGATGACTTATATAAGATCATCGGCGATGGTGTTACGCTTAAACTTCTTACTGGAGTTTTCATCAGTGAAGATGCCGATGCAGACAATGCGAAGATTTCTATTCCTGCCCAAGAAGTCGGTAAAGCCTTTAAAATGGGGAAGAAAATTGTTCTTCCTGCAGATATCGACGTTATCGCTTCAGTTATTCAGACGACAGGGAAAGCTGTACATTACATGACTTTCTTCACAAGCTCAGAATGGGGACAATTACAGCCACAAATATACAATCGTTCTCTTAATGGATATGCTCCATCTACACTTCGTCACTTCGTAACATTTACTGATTCATTCCTCTATAACGGCCGAAAGGTTCTTCTTGTCGAGGACTCAGCACATTTCGGAGGGATCTCACGTCGCCTCGTGGATCAGGAATGGCTTTCAAAACGATCTCTCGCTATCACCTATCCTATGAACTTCAAATATGAGGGAGGAGGCGATCGTCCTGTGTTCGATGGATCAGTTATTTCAACACAGAGAATTCTTCGATACGAGGGATTCTTTCCATCAAATGTTTCTTTCACTGAGAATATCGGGCCAGTGACAAAAGAGGCATTAAAGAAGTTTCAGGCAAAATATGGAATCGATCCAGTGGGAACACTTGGCCCGATTACAAAGGCAAAATTAGCAGAGTTATATTCATAAAGTTATATGCAATTATTACCACAGCTTAGAATAAAAAGAGGCGATATCGGGAATCAGCTCTGGGCTCGACTTCCTGATCTTTCGGGATTTGAAAAAACATATCTCGCCCAGGATTATTCAGCAGCGGTAACGTCGCTTATACTCCTTTCTGGCCAGAATTTTTCAGCAAATCAATATCTCATTATCGGAGAGCCAGGACATGAAGAAACTGAAATTGTTTTGATGAGTGCAATATCATCAAATACAGCTACTGTTGGAACTACAAAATTCGCTCATGCCCGAGGGACTGTTGTTCGATTCATTCCATATAATCAGGTTGAGATCTCTTCAGCAACATCGGTGGGAGGATCTTATTCAGTGCTCGCCACTGTATCTATTCGAGTGGATGCTTTAGAAACGTTTTATGAAGCTGTTTCAGATGCAATTACTAAGGCATACAAGATCCGCTTTAAAAATGCTAATGATACGACATATTCAGACTATTCAGATGAGGTAACAGGGGCTGGTTACGCCTATAACACCGTCTATTCGATCAAAAAGCGAGCCTTGGACGACAAGGGCGAAACGATCGATAAGACCCTTACAGACGAGTTTTTGAACGAATCTCTATGGGAAGCTCGACGAGAGCTTGATAGTGAATCAAAGCGATGGCCTTTCCGAACTTCATTCAATACAGATATAGGAAATATTACTGTGGGTCAGTATTCCGTAGCTGTTCCAGCAACACTCAGAAATCCTGATTCAGCACAAAACATTCTCGGACTTCGCATCGGATCTGATGGAAAAAATATTCCTTATATTTCAAAAAGACGATGGGATGAATGGTATGAAAAGATCACTCGAACAACAGTAGCCACTCAGCCTACAGTTGGACAGACAACTCTCGTTCTTACTGATACTCGAGATCTCGAGGACAGTGGATCAATTACGATCGGAACAAATACAATCACATATACAGCGAAGAATAATTCAACTAATACTCTCTCAGGAATTCCAGCATCAGGAACAGGATCTATTACAGCCACTCATGCTGTGGGTACAAATGTTTGGCAAAATGTGAGTTTCGGACTTCCTACTTCATACACTATTTTTGAAGATACTATCTTCTTTAATGTTCCATTTGAAGAAGCGTATGATGGAAATAATATTTTCATGGATCTCTATCGAACACTCCCAGCATACGATTCAGATGCTGATGTTCTTGATGAGCCAGATGTAGATATGTTTGTTTCATATCTTAAATTCAAAATCGAATACAAGAAAAAACGAGGAGCAATTAAGGCTGAAGAAAATAGTGATTATCTCGAATATGTTCGAAGAAAAGAAGTAATGAAAAAGCGACAGCGAATCGGGCAGGACGTAGGATTTTCACCAGATAACGGCCACTTGCAAGGCCAAGAATAAAAAATGGACGACGTATATTCAAATTATAGTAAACAACTCTATCGCATAAACGATCCCCGAAATGGGATGCAGGGTGGAACTGTATTAAACTCGTCTGAATATAGTAATAATGCAGGCGGAGGCGGAACAGTGGATGCTGGAGATATTCAAGATGGAATTCTCCCAGGTGGAATTGTTGTTCGAGATGGAAATCTTGAATCATACAATTTCAAATCAGGCACTCAAGGATGGCAGATCTCAGCAAATGGATCTGTTGAATTTAACGATGGAGTCTTTCGAGGCACTGTCACTGTGGATGAAATTCATATCGGTGGAAACGATGCGACATCGGCTCACATCGATACTGATGGAAATTTCTGGAGTGGAGCAGGAAATGGATCTTATTCTACAGCCCCCACACGAATTAGTGCTTCAGGTGCTGCACACTTCGAAAATGTAGAGATTGGAGGAAGTACGATTCAATACGTTATTACAAACTCGGGAATCTTTTCTTTCGGAGACGGTTCAGACGGTGATGCCACAATATCTTCAAACACTACGCTCACAGCAGATAAATATTACGATAACTTAACAGTTAATTCTGGCGTCACTCTTAATCCAGGGGGCTATCGAATTTTCGTAAAAAACACCCTTACTGTTAATGGATCGATCGCCCGAAATGGTGGTAATGGATCTAACGGCTTCGGTTCTATGTGGCCGAATAACGGTGGAGGAAATGGAGCTTCACTTGCTGATGGGTATCTTAAAGGAGCTCCAGCTTCAGGAGCAGGAGGAGCAGGAGGCCGAAACGGTGGGGGGCAAAATCCAGGAGGGGCAGGAACATCTGTTACAAATGCGATCGGATCTGCTGCAGGCGTAGCTGGTCAACAAGGAGGAGCATCTACAAACGGAAGTAACGGAGCAGGAGGAGCAGGTGGAGCTGGTGGAACGACAACAGCTGCAAATTGTAAACTTATTGCAAACTGGCATCTTGCCACACTTCTCGATATTTCTTCTTCAGGATCGAGTGTTAAATATACAGGTGGAGGCACTGCAGGTGGAGGGGGTGGAGGTGGCCCTCCAGGTGGTGGAGTTTCTGCTGATGGAGGAGGAGGAGGTGGTGGTGGTGGAAACGGAGGCATCATTGCAATCTATGCTCGTAAACTAATCATTGGATCAAGTGGATCTATTGCTGCAAACGGAGGTAATGGTGGAGACGGAGGTAATGGAGCAAGTTCAGGATATCCTGTTGGCCCTGGCCCATTCTGGGTAGGAAACGGAGGAGGAGGTGCTGGTGGAAACGGAGGTGTAATCATTCTTGTGTACAATCAGCTTACTAACGGAGGCTCAATTACTGCATCTGCTGGTACTGGTGGTATGGGTGGAGGACAACAGCAAATTCGAGGTTCTGATCCCACTCCATCTGTGCCAAATACTCAGGCTAACAACGGATCTTCAGGAACGATTTATCAATTTCAGCTCTCATTGTAAACAGTCTCATCTATCAACTCATCGTTAAAAATAGTATAATTATATGAAAGACTTCACAAAAGAAAAACTCAGAAAACGGTTGGAGAAAGTGATAGGGAGACAGCTGAAGCCGAGAGAAGATATTAATACAGAAACAGATGCACTCTTACTGGCTCAAACAGCAATAGAAATGGTCGAAGAAATGCAGGAACTTTTAGAAGAGATAATAAAGGCGAATAAATTAAAATTAAAATAAAATGCGAGTAACTTATTCAGCAACTTATAGTCCAGAAACGCCTTACGGATCTCCAGCGACTGGCTATTATCCATCTCAAGCGGAGTTCCAGGCAGCACAGCAAAATCGATCACTTCCTATCGGCCCACAGCAAAGCACTCAAACATATCAGCAGCCATCAGGATATAAAGCTGATGTTTTAGGCTCTTCAGATATCTCTCGAGTACGAGAAGCAATGAAAGTGGGAACACTTTCTCCTGAAGCAGCTTTCGAACAAGTTCGCCGAGGCATTCCTCATCCGTCACAAAATCCAAAAGCTACAGCAGCCGATTTCGTAGCTTATGAAAACGCTCTCAATAATTATAGAAATCAACTCTTTCAGCCGATGGATATTATGGCTGGAGGAAATCGCCCAGCACGACTTAATGCTGATGGATCTATTTCAGTGAAATCAACACAGAATAATACAACCACTGTGGGAGCTTTCGGGGTGAATTCAACTGTTCAACAAAATAATGTCGATGCTGGCCAGAGCTTCGATTACAATGCGAACAATAATCGATTTATTGAAGTTCCAAAAATTGAACGAAATCTCACTCCAGGAATGAAGGGCCAGGATGTTCGGGATCTTCAGAATTTTCTTATTAAGAATGGATATCAGATTCCATCAGGTGCAACTGGTAATTACGGAAACGAAACAAAAGCTGCAGTTACTGCATGGCAAAATGCAAATAAGATCGATACTCAAGGCAATCCTGGATATTTCGGCCCGATTAGTAAAGCCTACATCGCTATTCAATCTGCAGCATATAACACAGGACAAGCTCTCGTGGCTTCAGGATATCAATTCAATCCAGCAATGACAGGAGGTGGAGAGGGCGGATCAAATGGAGGTGGAGGATTTGATATGGGATCTTTCGATCTTGTAGATTACAAATCACTTCTTGATGAAGCTCAGAAAGTTGTTTCACCATTTTATAAACAGCAACTCGATTTTCTTAAAAAGGATCTCGAGACAAATCTCACTGATCTCGGAGTAGATCTCACTCGAGTCTCTGGCCAGATTACTCGTCAGGCAAATCGAGAGCGAAAAACAGGAAATGAAGATATGGCAGAACGAGGACTCGCATTTTCTTCAAATCGAAAGACATTTAATGACGATCTCACTGTGGACACAAATGATGCACTCGCTCAAAAAGCAGATATCGCATTCCGATCTGGCCGAGATCTCGTAACTAAAGCGGAACGTGTAGGGGGTTCAAATAATCTCATGAGTACTGCCCTGCCTCAATTGGGTGGACGAAGCCTTTCTTTTGGAGGTGGAGTCACTGGAGATCTTGAATATGAACAGAAAGAAAAGACAGATACTCTTGCACGACTTTTGGCATCAGATGAAAACTTACGACGACAAGAGGCGTATAACAGAAACCTTAGAAGCCGTTCATATTCATAAAATTATATGCCATCAGAATTTATAAAAATAAATGGATCGTTTTACAAGAGAGATGAAAGTGGAACTTTCGCTCCAGTAATCGAACGAGATATATTATCAGATCTTAAGGCTGGTAATTTGGCATATAAAGGAGAGCCAAATAGCCGAGCTCTCACTTTTGCTGATGAGCCTGCAGGCACATCACTTCCATCAAGAAATGATGAACAGGCTGGAGGAGGAATGGGTGAAGCCCCTGCTTCATCAACAATCGGCGATGTTGGCAATCTCGACGTTAATAAAGTTTTTCGTGAAACACTTCTTCGAAGTGTCACAGGAAATCCACAGCTTAAGCAGTTGAATGCCCGAAAGGATGATATTCGAACAAAGCAACTTCTCGCTCCTGCAGATCTCACTGGAGTCACTCCAGATGGGGCTATTGCTGCAATGCGAAATAAAGGTGCTGAATATGATGATGCAATTAAATCAATCGATGCAGAGATCGGAGTCCAGGAAGATGCTTCTTCAGAAGAACTTCGAAAGCTTCAGATTCTTAAAGATCTTAAGGATGAAGAAGATGCGGATGATGAGCTTCTCTCTGTGGCTGAGGCTCGAGATCTTGGTGTTCCATATGGAACAACTAAGAAGCAAGCTTATGGAGAAACTTCTAAGACATGGGATTACAAAACTGAAGCTCAGGTGGATAAAATTCGATCTGAATACAATACAAGTCCTGTTACAAAACAATTTAATGAAGTTCAGAATAAATACCTTACTACAAAAAACATTCTTTCACGAAAGACTGGCCCTGGAGATCTTGCTGCCATCTTCGATTTCATGAAAGCTCTCGATCCTACTTCCGTAGTTCGAGAATCAGAATACGCTACAGCTCAAGCCTCTGGTAACTGGTTCGTGGGACAATTTGCAAAATTCAATGCTCTCTTCAAGCCAGATGGAGGTAAACTTCCTGACTCTGTTCGAAATGAATTCAGTGCAATCATTAATGAGAAATATAACGGTATTCGAAAACAATACAAGAATCTTTATGATGAATCAGCACGATTGATCGAAAAGAAAACAGGAGAAGAAGATGGAAGTTCATATCTTATCAATTACGATCAGGCAACAGCAGCAGATAAGAAAACAGTGAACGGTGTGGAATATGAAAAGGTAGACGGAGGTTGGAGAAAAGTGAGTTCGGCATCAACACCTAAATCGATCCCAGTTACTGTGAATGATGTTGATGCCGTAGCTGAAGCGATAGGGACAATCGAAAGCTCAAAACGATATGACGCCATCGGGCCTACAGTAAAAAGTGGTATGTATGCAGGAGATAACGCATATGGAAAATATCAGATCATGGGAAAGAATATTCCATCATGGAGTAAAGCAGCTCTTGGTCGATCGATCACTGTTCAAGAATTCCTAAAAAATCCAGCACTTCAAGAAAAGATTGCAAAACATCAAATGAAAAATCTTATTAATCAATACGGAGATGGGCTCGATGTCGCCTCTGCATGGTTCAGTGGGAAACCTTTCAAGGGTAACAATGCAAAAGATGTAACTGGAACATCAGTACCAGAGTACATAAATAGATTCGCCAAGGCGTTTAATTCACAAGCATAATATGCCAAAAGATTTTTTAACAGATGAAGAGATGATGGAGTTAGAGATGGGCGGAAAGGCTGATGTTACAGTCTCCGAACTTCCTGACTTTATTTCTGATGATGAAGCATCTCAGTATTTTGGAAGTGAAGTAGACCCTGGCTATGCCGAAGTTGCTCCACCAATGGCACAACAAGAAGAAGTGGATGAACAAGGTCAACCTGTAGAACAAGATCATCACTTTATTCCAAACTGGAAAGTTGGGAAAGATGAACAGCCTCTCGAAATGGCTGCAAAAGGTCTTGTTCGCCCTGCTGTGAATATCGTAGCTAACACAGGAAGAAACCTTGAAGATCTTCTTTATCATGCTCCTGCTCAGACTATCGGAATGTATAAAGAGCATGGTGCTGGAAATGCTACAAAATACATCGCCGAGGGATTTGTTGATACTGGAAAAAAGATCGGAAAAGGTATTTATGATCCTCTTGCTGGATTCGGTAACTTCACACTTGGAGCATTCTCTGCAGGCGTAAAAAAGCTTACAGGAGTTGATTTAAACACTAAAGACACTAAGCAGGCTTATGATAAAGGAGTAAATATCCTCAAAAACGAGAAAGCTGAAACTGTGGGTAAAGCTGTGGAAGATCTGTATAAGTGGACACAAGAGAGCCCTGAACAAGTGGCTCTTAGTGCTACAGGAATCAATAAAACGCTTACTAAAGTTAAAGGAGCTCCTGTGGATATCGTGTCTACAACTTCAAAAGTAGTAAGTGTTCCAGCAAAAGCTGCAGCAAAAAAGACTCTTAATATCATTGTGAATCCTGTAAAGCAGATGGAAAAGCTTGAGAATGCTTATCGACAATCACTCAATCTCACTCCTCGAATGGCACAGATCGAAGAGAAATGGGCTCGAAATACTCCAAAATTCTTGGCTAAAGAGGGAATCGTTTTGGAGAGTAAAGGAGGCAAGCTTGATCCTACTCGAGCGATCGATGAGCTCTCAACAAAAGCAGCTGCAGAAAATGCAGCCTTTAAAGCTGTTCTTAAGAGTTCTGGAAAATATGCCGATCTAAATGAATTCGAACGCCGAGCTCTCGAATCAGCAAATCAACTCAAAGGAACTGCACGACAACGAGCTCTCGAACATGCTCGAGCCGAAGTTGCAGCATATCGATCTCAAGGAAAGATCTTCGAATCAAATGGAAAAGCTCTTATGAAGATCGATGAATTTAATGAAATCAAACAAGATCTCTGGTTCAAATCTAAAAAAGTGTTTGGTAATCCTGATGCTGATATGTTGGCTGATCAGAATTTCCGAATGGGTCACGTTGCAAAAACAATGATCGAGGAGGTTGTGGATGATGCAAATATTCGAATGATGAATTCTCGACTTGGAGATTTTGCTAGTGCAATTCGAATTCTTGAAAAGCGAGCTGGAACTGTGATGAGAGGAGGTAAAATGACTCGATTCACTTCCCGAATTGTGGGAGGACTCGTAGGATCTCAAGGAGGCCCACTTGGAACACTTTCAGGAGCTATCACAGGAGATAAGCTTGCTCAGCTTATGGCAGATCCAAAGATCTCAACAATGATGACTCGAGCTCTTATCCAGAGACTTGAGAAGCAACCAAATGGATATAGTGTTATTGCTGAAGCTGAAAAAATCTTGGCAGAACGAGGTGCTCGAGTTCAAGCTATTCCGAAGCTTGATGCTCCTCAGCCTCTTGGATCAGCACGTAATCCTATTGTTACTCCCCCTCCAAAAACTCCTACAACATTCGAGCCTGCAGCACAGAAAATTAATCGAAGTTCTAGCCGTCCAGACACTCTTGCTCTTCCTGATGGTGGAGGACGAGTTGCTGCAGATAAAGTTATCACTCCACCAGCTCCTACTACTTTTGAAGCTCCAGCTCCAAAAGTTCGAAGCTACTCATTCAATCCAAAAGATAAAACTTATTATCCAGCTGCAGGATCAATGAAGCAGCAAGTTCAAAGTGAAGCTGTGAAATATGTTCAGAGTACAGCAAAAATCATGAAAGATTATCTTGATGATCCTGACATGAAAGCTTCAGGCGTTAAGGTGACTCCAGCAATGATTGCTGATATTCAGAAAAATATTGTCGATGGAATCGCCAGCCAAACAGGGGGAGGAATTTCTCAATCTGTGATAAATGCTATTAAGGGATTAAATCCAGAGAGATTTACTTCTATCGATGCATTTGTCGAGGCAGCGATTAAGTATGTGAAGAATGGAGGAAAAAAGACGTTGAAGTAATTAGTTGTTTGTGAGCTCGAGGTAAACAATAAAAGCAGCAACAGGAATTAAAAATCCTGTAGCAGATAGTAGAGCCACAATGACACCAATGAAAATTAACCGCATGTTGATAGAATACATCAGCAATTAATAAAAGTAAAGCGTATGGAAAGGTCACTAAAATTTAGCCCACAACCACAAAAAAGTATGATGCCACCAATGAACATGGCCAATACTACGCCTGCTGTTATTGAGCGAAAGACAACGCCAATGCCTCAGATTCCTTTATTCGTTCCAAAAGCATCAGCTCAAGGTGCAGACGTAGGGCCTTTTACTGAGACTCCTTCAAAACAAGGACTCTTTAGTAAATTAGTGTTTGGAGAAAAAACTACTTATACTCGAACGCCTGAAACTGAAATGGAAGATCCTGACATTCCAGCTCCAGGACATGTGCCTGAAGAATATCGCCAGACGCTTCTAAACGCTTCTAAAAAAGGGAAAGTAAATCCTCAATTATCGGGAGCAATGTTCCAGCAAGAAAGTTCATATAATCCGAATGCTGTTGATCCATCAACAGGTGGAAAAGGAATTGCTCAAATATCACCAAACACCGCCAAAGACATAACTAAATTATTTGAACAAACTTATGGACGTAAACCTAATTTCGAGAATCCTAATGATAACCTCACTGGTGGAGTTCTCTATCTTAATGATCTGTATAAAAGAGCTGGGAACTGGCCAGATGCCCTTGTCGCCTATCATCGTGGACTCACAGGAACATTCCAAGCAAAACGTGGGGAAGCAGGGAAAAACATCAATGCGAGTGTAAAATATCTTCGAGATGTTATCAAGCACATCGATGATGAAGAATTCAAGGCGTCCTTTATTAAAGAAGCTGCTGCAGCAGGATATAACTTATAAAATATGCCACCAGAACAAAGAGAAGATCTTCCGATCATAATGAGAAATTTCAGTAATGGAGTTGTTCAAGATTCCGTTGTTGATGAATACCTCGCTCCAAAAGATAGCGTTTCACTCGCTATTAATCTTCATTTTGACCGATTAGGATCAACTCAACTTCGCCCTGGAGTTACTATTCTCGGATCTCAGATCGATGCTGGAGATGCCATTCTCGGACTTCATCAATTCCTCGATCAAGGTACTGGAACAGATAACCGTCTCCTCGCTGTGGTAAATACTGCTCTCTACTATCTCTCAGGAGGCACATGGACTTCAAAACGAACTGGACTCACTGCCCAGAAAAAAGCTCGATTCACTAACTTTCTTGATTTCGTGTGGATGGTAAATGGTGCTGATGCTACTGCAATTTGGGATGGGGCTTCAGCAAATAGTTTCATTACCACAGGAAATGCTGCAAGTGCTCCTATCGGATTTTTTATTGAAAACTTCAAAAGCCGAGTATGGATTTTAAATAATCCATCAAATCCATCTCGAGCTTATTACTCTACTCTTCCCGATCCATCTACTGGCCTCGTTTCATGGGAGGGTGATTATATTGATATTTCTCCTGGAGACGGAGAGGATATTACAGGAGCGAAGAAGTTTGGAAAGATTCTCTGGATGTTCAAGAATAATTATATGTATCCGATCTTCAGTATCAATGAGACTGAGCCTGATCCATCAATTAATGTGGGAACATATTCTCATGAGTCTATCTCTGTGGCTAAAGATGGAATGTACTGGCATCATCCCACTGGAATTTATAGAATGCGAAAAGGTGAATCACAGCCGATGGAGATCTCACGACCTGTCGATGATGTGATCAAAAATATCCTCCGAACAAATTACGATCTTATTAGTTCATGGGTAGATCGTGATCATGTCTATTTCTCAGTAGGAAATGTGACACTCGATAATGGCCTCATTATCACTAACTGTGTGCTTCGATGGACGATCTCAACAGAAACATGGACGATCTATTCTTATGCTCATTCATTCACTTGTGGGGCTCAATATGATACAGGCTCTGCTCTTGCTCAGGTTGTTGGAGACTCTGATGGAAAGGTTCACACATTCAATTCAGGACTTTCAGATAACGGAATTGAGATTCATTACCAGCTCGAAACTCAATGGGCTAATATTC